GCTAGACCAGGTGCTGTTAAGTTAGCAAAAAAAGCACAAGAGGGAGATATTAATTTATATAAAAATTTAATGACTTATACTTATCAAACTGTATTAGCTGGTGATAGAAATCGTGCTAAAATTTCTTTATACAATATGCTAAATAAAGGTGACAAGTTAGGAAAAATAAATGCAGATAAAGTTGTTAGAAAAGTTACAGCTAATAGAAGAGTAAGAATAGAAAATATTGCAGTAGATAAAGTTATAAGAGCTTATGAAAAATCAGGTGCAAAATTTGATCCTGACAAAATTATAGCTAAAGTTGGTAGAAAAAGAAAAAATCAATTAGATAATATAGATAGTTTAGATGTTTTAACTTTTAGTAATACATTTAAAGCTAGTGATGATGCTGCATCTGATGTAGTTGATATTGTTTATAGAAATGGTAAAGCTGAAATATATGAAGTTATAGATCCAAATTTAGCAGAACTATTTAATGGTCTATCAGAAAAGGCTGCTAATAAAGTAATGTTTGGTTTTGGACCAAATGGTATATTTTCTAAATATGCAAGATTTGCATCAAGAGCAATTACATACTCTCCACCTTTTGTAGCATTTAACTTAATAAGAGACACGTTAGCTGGATCTGTAAACTCTGCATTTGGAATAGGTCGTAAAAAATTTATACCTGTTTATTCTACTGGTAAAGGTTTTAAAGATGCAGTTTTTCAAACTCATAATTATAAAAAAGCATTAGTTAATGGAATGGGCTATTCCTCTAGAAGAGAGACAGAAGCATATACTCCAAAAAATTTAAAAGAACTAGTTAGAAAAGAAGTTACTACAACCTCAAAAACTTTAGGAGACGCAGAAAATTATTATAGTAATGTAATAAAAAAATACGGAAAAAAAATTGGAGCTGGTGCTAGAGGATATGCTAGAATAGTACAAGCTGCTGAATATGGAACTAGAATGGGTGAGTTTCAATTGGCAAAACTTGCAGGATTTAGTGATATAGGTGCATCATTTTTAGGAAGAGAGGTTGCAACTGATTTTGGTATGAGGGGATCTAGTGCATTATTAAATGGACTAAGTAGAAATACCATGTTCTTAAATGCAAGTATTCAAGGCTTGTATAGAACAGGTAGATTATTTGGAGAAAATCCTAAAAAAGCAGCAGCATTAATTACTGCAACAGTTGTTGCACCAGAGATAGCATTATACTTTACTAATGCAAGATTTCCTGAATATTCACTAGTACCTGATCAAGTAAAACAATTAAATTTTTTGTTACCTAATATAGATTTTGGAGAATCTCAAAAACAAGGTAAAATAATATTGGATAAAGAAGTTCCTTTTATACCACTTCCAAAACCATATGACTTAGGTGTATTTGCAAATGTAGCTGTTGGGTTAATTGATGGTATGTTAAAAAAAAGTGCAGGAGTAAGTCAACAATATATTGCAGAGTCTATTAGTCAAATAATGCCTGGCACACCAATACCTGCGGGTATAAGACCATTTATAGAATTAATGGCAAATAAAAATTTATATTCAGGTGCTCCTGTAATTGGTAGATATGAATTACAAAGATTAGATGAATTACAAGCAAGACCATCCACAAGAGAGATAGCTAAAAAACTTTCAACGTTTAGTTCTAATATGGCAGCATTTATTACTAGAACACCAGAGGGTGGAGTTAAACCTGTACCAATGACACCTATCGTAGCAGATTATTTATTAGGTGCTTACTTAACGGGTATTATGCAATACCCTATAGATATTGTAGAAAATTTTATTCCTAGAAAAGAAGAAAGAGGTCCTAAAGCAGAGAAAAGAGAAGATCAAGCAGATTTATCTAGTTTCTTAACTGCACCTAGTATTGTAACTAGAAGATTTAAAGTTGCAGCACCAATAAAAAATTCAGAATATCATAAACAATGGGCAAACCTTATATCTAGAGCTAAAAAATTAAAACAAATTGATACATCACAAATGGATTTAGAAAAGCGTAATCAATCTTTTATAATAGGTTTATTTGGTAGAACATACGAAAAAATGAAAGAAGGTTTTGAATCAGGTGTTGAGCCAGAAGTTTTAAATTTTGCAGGTATATCAGATGTATTAAAAGAAGGTGAACAATTTATGCTAGAACTTAGAACACAAAGAAATAATATAGCTGAATCTAATATAGATGCAAAAAGAAAAAGAGAAATACTTGACCAAATTATAAGCATTGAAAATCAATATTTAAAAACAACAATAGATAATTTAGCATCAATAGATGAATTAGATTTTTTATTTGATCAAACTGTTGGTGATAATATAAAAGACTTAGGAGTTATACCAGGTTTATTTAGTATATTATTAGGTGGTAATGCTAAAGATGCTTTTAAACCAAACCCTTTAGAAAGAGATGAATAATGGCTAAAAATCCTAAAACAACCAGTGAACATTTAATATCCATATACGGATATATCACAGGGTTAAAAAGAGAAATTTCCTCAATAAAGAATAATCACCTCAAGCACTTACATCAAGATATAGAAGGATTACATACAAAAGTAGATAGAATTTTATATGCAATTCTAGGTGGTCTAGGTGCTACAATATTAACACTATTAGGACTATTTACATAATGGACAAAAGAGAAATAACTGATACAATAGTAATACATTGTACACAAACTCCTGCTGATATGGATGTTGATGTAGAAAAAGTTACACAATGGCATAAACAAAGAGGATTTGATACAATAGGTTATCACTATTTAATTAAAAGAGATGGCACATTACAACTTGGAAGAGATGAAGATGTTGTAGGTGCACATGCTGTTGCAGTTAATGGAACATCAATAGGTGTTGCACTAGCTGGTGGTGGCAATGCTGATAAAGGTTGGGAAAATAATTTCACACCTATACAGTTTGAAACACTTAAAAGTATTTTATTAAAATTAAAAGATAAATATAATATAGAAAAAATAATAGGTCACTATCAAGTGGATGATAAAAAAGAATGTCCTTCATTTGATGTACCAGGATGGTTAGAAAAAAATGGCTTGGTTTAGTTTAGCAAAGATAGCTCTACAAGCTGGGAGCAAAATTTATAGCAACAGACAAAAAACAAAGATGGCTATGTCTGATGCACAATTAATGCATGCAGAAAAAATGGCTCGAGGTGAGGAGGCTTACCAGGGCAAACTTTTAGAAGCAAGGCAATCGGACTGGAAAGATGAATTTGTATTGATCATATTAAGTGCTCCGATAGTAGTGCTCGCTTGGGCGGTCATAAGTGATGATCCCGAAGCAATGGATAAAGTAAAATTATTCTTTGAGTACTTCTCAACGCTTCCTTCATGGTTCACAAATTTGTGGATTTTAGTCGTAGCTAGTATTTTTGGTATAAAAGGTACACAGATTTTCCGTAACGGAAAAAAATAATGTCAAAATCAGAATACCAGGATCTCATTAATGAGTATAAAGATCAGATCAGAATACTCAAGCAAGAAGTAGCTGAGTTGCAAGATGCTGGTAAAGCTAAAGATTCTGCTAATAAAAGAACATTACAGAAACTAGAGTATGTTACTGAAGACTTAGAGAAAACCCAACAAGAATTAAAACAATTAAAGGAAAAACAAAATGACAAAAATAGTACAAAAGATAAAAAATCTTTGGAATAAAATTATAAATTGGATTGTAGAACAATATAATAAATTCTTACCTAAATAATTAATGAAGGTAGTTTTAGTATTAGTCTTATGCTCCAGTGTAAATACTGTATGTTTACCCCCATTAACTTATCCAACAGAATTTAAGGATGAATATACTTGTTTATTAAAAGGCTATACTGAATCAAAAAAATTATTAAAGCAAATAGGAAGAAAAGACGTTAACAGTGAAGGTTTATTTTATAAATTTGACTGTATGCAAATTAAACCTGAAGAAGCAGATACATAAAAATGAAAACCCTCGTAATATTATTTACATTATTATTTACCACCCTAGCACATGCAGGAAGCACTCAATCAAATGTGAGTGGCTCTAATACTGCTATTGAAGGTGGATATGAATCTAGTACTACTTATCAATCAGGAAGTAGCTCAAATTCTACAACAACAAATTCAACCACTTCCAATATAAGATCTGCACCACCATCAGCATATGCTCCAGGAGTAAACTCATCAGGTATTGATGTATGTTCTACGGGAGCTAGTATGGGTATTCAAACATTTGGTTTAGGAGTATCAGGTGGTAAATCTTTTAGAGATGAAAATTGTGAAAGAATTAAACTATCACGACAGTTAGATAGTATGGGTATGAAAGTTGCAGCAGTTGCTTTATTATGCCAAGATCCTAGAGTATTTGAAGCTATGATTCATGCAGGTACTCCTTGTCCATATCAAGGTAAAATTGGTAATGAAGCTAATCAGCTTTGGAAAAAATATGATAAATTAAGACCAGACTATAATCAGTACGTTAAAGATTTAAAAGTTATTAAAAGAATAGATAAAAAGCATGATGAAATTATTATTGAAAAGCTGCCTAGTATTAACTCTACTGACAAGTCTAAGTAATTCAGACGAAATAACAACAGGTAATTTACTCCCCAACGCAGGACAGGGTGCTTCAAGTGCACAAAGTGTAGATAATAGTATTGATAAGATAGGTAATTCTTTTAGTAATTTTACATCTAACAATGCTACTAATTTTAGTTCTGAGGTAGAAGTTACAGGTACTGGAACATTGTCCTATAGTAGTACATTATTAGATATTACTACAGGTAATGATACAACTAATCAAAATAAATTAAATAATGGAATTACATTACAAGGTAATACTATAGTACAAAACTGTGAATGGGCTAGTTCATCATATGCTTGTGGAAATAGAGGGTCTGGTCAAGATAGTTATAGTACTAAAATACAAATTTTAGACTCTAATAATAGTATATTATCTGAAACAAATCAAATAAGAAACAATGACGCAGGTTATGGTAGTACTGCATTTAAATATACTGATACTTTAATATTTAATAATACAGGTGCTAATCAATTTAATTGGGAATGGACAGGTATAGATGGTCAAGTAAATCCAGGCAATTTAGGTGGTCCAAATTTATTAGGTGCTAATCTATTTATGACTTATGATAATAGTGAGATAGAAGAAAGCATTACTCAAGAGTTACATAGCTTATCAAAAAACTTGACAGAATCGATAAGAGAGGTTATAATAGAAGAAGAAATAATAGAAATAAAAGCTGCACCAATTGTTAATACACCTACACCGATGATTACAGCTGCACCCGTAGCAACAACACAAACAATTACAACAGCTAAATTACCCCCACCAACACCATTACCAGCAGCTACACCTAAAGCAGCTCCAGCCTCAACAGCTATGACAACAAGTGCACCACCAGCAAATAAACAACCTGCTAGTCCTGCACCTACAGCTACAACAAATACGGCTTCAACAAAATCACAACAACCTAAACAACAAGTAGCACAAAAAACAACTACAACACCTACAGCTACTAAAACAACAACAGCAACTAAAACTTCAAATGCTCCTAAAAACACGACTAGCAATTCTAAAGAAACAACGAAAACTGAAGAAAAGAAAGAAGAAAAGAAATCCAATAGCAGCCCTACTAAAACTGCCACAACTGAGAAAGAAAGTAATAAAGAACAAAAAACTGTACAATCGAAGTCAGGAGAAACAAAGACAACAGAAGCTAAGTCACAGTCAGGATCTGTAGAAACTAAAGAAGTTGTATCTCTAGATACTAAAATGGCAAAAGTAGATACAGATATAAAAGATATTGGTAAAAATTTAGAAGTAAAAAATATTATTAAGTTACAAGCAATGGTTAATAACGAGATGATTGATATTTATAATGTACCATTCTATAAAGAAAAATTAGTATACACAGATCAATTAAATATATTTGATAAACCAATATATCAAAATGTTACTTTAGGTAATTATATACTTAAAGATCCTATAGTACAATCTAAAATAAAATTAATTAATATTAAAAAAAGAAAACAACAATTATTAAACGAAATAGAGGTGTTAAATAATGGGTAAAATAAAAGAACAACTAGCAGGTATCGCAGCACTTATAGGAGTGCTTGGTGCAATAGGTGCTGGCTTTGTTAAATATGGTGAGATACAAGAAAAAGTAAATAACATTGCAGAACCTTTTAATCCAGATCCACTTGTGCAAATGATGGGTGTGAATCAAAAAGATATAGCTGTATTAAAAAAAACAATTGAAGTTTTAGAACTAGAAATTGAAGAGCTAAAAGAATCAAATAAAAATCCACTAACAAACTAATGTCTAAGAAACCATTAACTATATCGGAATCAGCAGCCGTACAGATGCCGATGAAAACAGTTGCAAGTTTAATTATGATGGTAGCAATTGGAACTTGGGCATACTTTGGTTTGCATGAAACTCTAAACAAACATTCAACACAATTAGAGTTAATGGCTAAAGACTTAGAGCAAAACACAGAGTTTAGAATTAAATACCCTAGAGGACAATTGGGTAAATCATCTGGAGAAGCAGAACTTTACATGCTGGTTGAAGATCTTTATAAATCTGTAGATCGTTTAAATAAAGCTATTGAAGATGGTATGCATAATAAAGTTAATATTCAATTCTTACAGAAACAAGTAGAAAAAGCTGTTAATGATATTGAAAGATTAAAAGATAAACAAAGAGAATTTGCAAACGGAGAAAAACACTAATGGTAGAAACTGTAGTTGCACTTTTAATGTTTATTAACGGAGAGATTAAAGAGCATAGAATACAAGACAATATGGCAACCTGCCTACGTGGTAAAAGAGTTGCCGAAAGAGATTACAACCCAAGCGTAAGTTATAAATGTATTAAGTCAAAAGCAGAGACAGAAATATATATGGGTCAAAAAAGTATTAAAAAAATAATACTTGATTAATGAATAAACCACCTTTTGAATATAGAATGGCTATACTAATGCTTATAGGCGGATGTGTGCCAATATTAATAACAACAATGCTAAATAATTATTTTGGCTATTCAATTAGACGATCAATGGAATTAACATTTATATTATGTATTCCTATAGCTATTTGGATGGCATCAAAAATAAATGAAAGATGGCATGATGACCAGGAGTAAATATGTATTTAAATGCAAACATCCCAGCAATAGAGTGCTATGTTAGAGGTAATTATCTAAGAGATCAAAAAGATTCTCATGATAAATATTTTGAGTGTGTAGTATTTGGTTTTAGTTCAATACCAAAACAAGTACCTCTATTTCATTATATGATGACAGATGGTGGCTTATGGTGGAGAGCACCTATATCTGCATTTTGTACAAAACCAGGTGTAAAAGAATTACCATTAAATGAATTAATGTTATGGGATTCATTTAGTTATAATGTAAGTGTAACTACATTTTACCAATTAGCTGGATGCAAAATGATATATACTTCAAGAAGAAAAAAACAAAGAGAAGGAACATATCTATTTACTATAGATTGGGGTGCTGGTGATTTTAATGAATTAAATTATGGTTATGCAGAAAAACCTGATCAACATAAATGTGGACATGTAATAGAATTAGATGATGGCAACTATGCAATTCAACCCAACAATAGATTAAGGATCTTTGACCCATCAATGGCAGCAGATCCATCGAAACCCCTTATACATAGATTAGTAAACACTAAGATTTGGTCTGTAGAAGATACTTCTAAATGGATTACTGATGAGAATCAAGAAGGAAGCTATGATTATGAATATAAGGAGATAGGTAATGAAAAAGAAAAGCACAGTAAATAAAGCAGGTAATTATACAAAACCTGGCATGAGAAAAAGAATCTTTAATAGAATTAAAGCACAAGCATCTCATGGTACAGGTGCTGGTAAATGGTCAGCAAGAAAAGCTCAAGCATTAGCTAAGGCTTATAAAAAAGCTGGAGGTGGCTACAAGTAATGAAGAAAGCAAGAGCAAAATTAAAAAAAGTTATTAAAGGTTTAAGCAAAGCATCTAAGACACATGCTAAACAAGCTAAAACTTTAAAAAGTATTATAGGTAAAAATGGCAAAAAAAAGAGATCCTAAAGTAGGTACAGGTAAAAAACCTAAAGGCTCTGGTAGGAGATTGTACACCGATGAAAACCCTAAAGATACTGTTGGAATTAAGTTTGCGACACCTACGGATGCTCGCAAAACTGTGGCAAAGGTTAAAAAAATCAACAAACCTTACGCAAGAAAAATCCAAATACTTACAGTCGGTGAACAGAGAGCAAAGGTTATGGGTAAGACGCAGGTGGCAAGCATATTTAAAAAAGGTAAGGAAGCAATAAGAAAAAGGAGAAAAACATAATGGCACTTGCAAAAAGTCAAAGGAGTTTAAAAGCATGGGGGAAACAGAAATGGAGAACGAAATCTGGCAAGAAGTCGTCAGTTACGGGAGAACGGTATTTACCCGAAAAAGCGATCAAGGCACTCTCATCTGCAGAGTATGCGGCAACGACAAGAGCAAAGAGAAAAGGAACAAGAAAGGGCAAACAATTTGTGAAGCAACCCAAAGGGATTGCAAAGAAGGTAAAACAATACAGGAGGTATAGTTAAATGCCAGGACATTACGGAAAAATGAAAAAAGGAAAAAAAGTAAAAGGTAAAAGAAAAAAACTAGACATGGACAAAGACGGTAAACTTACTAAGAAAGACTTTGCTATGTTAAGAGCTAAGAAAAAAGGAAAAAAATAATGAGAAAAGGACTTTATGCTAACATCCACGCTAAAAGAAAACGTGGTGGTAAGATGCGTAAGAAAGGTGCAAAAGGTGCACCAACTGCTGCTAATTTTAAAAGAGCTAAAATGACAGCTAGGAAAAAATAATGGTAGCTAAAAAATATCAAAACCCCTCAGGTGGATTAAATGAAGCAGGTCGTAAGTATTTTAAAAGAACGACTGGTGCTAATTTAAAACGACCTAGTAAAAAAGTTGGTAACAAACGTAGAGCCAGTTTCTGTGCTCGTATGAAAGGTATGAAGAAAAAACTTACTTCTGCAAAAACAGCAAATGATCCAAATTCTAGAATTAATAAAGCACTTCGTGCTTGGAATTGCTAGTGCATTCTTATTTATAAATATAACTATGGCTGATATAAGTAAAACAAAAGACTTTATGAAAGCAGTAGAAGAGGTACGCCAAGAGTACCCTGAAGATTCTATTGAAAGAAAAATACCAACTTCATTTATAACTACAGTTAGTGCTGCAGAAACAGGAAACTTTTTATTTAAAGGTGCACCTACTGCACAAAAAGCTAATAACTATTTTGGTATGCATGCAACTGGTGATCAAAAATTTATAACAACTACTGGTGGTGCTAATTTAAGACAATTTGATGATAGTAAAGCAAGTATTAGATCTTTTTTAAATTTAATTGCAAATGATGAAAGATACTCATCTGTCGTAGAGGATATGTCGAATGTAGAAAATATGTTTAAGGGTATGTCTTCTTATGCAACAAGAGAAGATTATACAGATTTTTTACAAACTGTTTATAGAAATAGAATTAAACCAATATTAGAAACAGAAAATATGTTGATTCCTAAAGTAAAACCATTAGGGCAACAAATGAATAATTTAAAATAAAAAAGGGAAGCCTAAATTAATAGACTTCCCCGCAGGCAACACAAGACCGCTTGACTATTAGTCAGGTGGTCTTTTTTTTTGGTCATAACGATAAAAGTTTCTATCACTCCACCGCTTCTGCCAAAACCAGTTACTTAATTTACTAGCATAACCTTCTAATTTATCCATGACAGGATTATGCCAAAAGTAATATCTAAACTTTTTGTATAAGTTGTTTAATATCATCTTGTAATTTTTTACCTACACTATTAGCGTGATTAATAACAGCAGCACATAGATTACCATGATATGGATATCCTTTTAGAGCTTCTCTAATTTTACCTACAGGTTTTCCACCATAGTCAATAACTATAGCATTGTTTTTATTGAGACCTATTTTTAATTCAAATAGTATACCAGTATATTTATCTAAATTATTTTTTTCCGTCATTGCTATTAGCCCCTTTAGATTGTGGCATTAAAGTAGATAACATATTCATAAGTTTTACTACCTCTGCATAAGGTCTAGACATTAAGTATCTCATTATATCCATAAGTTGTTCAGAACTTATAGTATAAGTTCTAGGGTTTGGCTTTTGTTGTGTTTGTTTTTCTTTCTCCATTTGTCCTCCTGTTATTAAAATGGTATTTCTTTGTCATCATAGTGTCTTATCAAAGACTCTAATTTTTCTTTAGCACTACAGTATTTAGATAATAATTTATCTATTTCCTCTATGTGTTGTGGGTGTTCTCCTATACCTACAGAATTAGCTAAATAAATATCAATAGTTGCTAATGCAGCTTCCATATCTGCTTCATACTTTTTTCTTAAAGCATTTATAATTTTATCCTTAAGCATCATTCTCCTCTAAATTGATAATACTTATCTTCAATTAAATCTATATCTAATAAGTATGGATTATCTTTACCTCTCTTATTAAACTCTGCTCTTAAATCTCTTATAGTTTGATTAAGAGTTCTACCTGCATTTAGACAACCACATACTGCATCATCTACTTCTATTATTGCTTGCTTTACTGCTCCCATCTTTTGCCTCCTGTAATTTTATATCTGCTAATTGTTCATTTAATTTGTTAATTTTTGTTTGTACATGTAACATAGTTTCTTGCAATGCCAATATCCTACCATACATTTCCATTTTTTTTCCGTGTGTCATTTAACCTCCTTTATTAGTCTGTTTAAATACCATTGTGCTTTTTCTAAATCTTCTAATGGTTCACCTTTAAATTTATATCTTGAAACATACTTTAAAAC